ATCACTATCAAGGAGCTGAGTAACCGTAGTCCTCCAGAAATTGAAATACTCGGAAGCCTCAGAGAAGATGATGTTCTCATCAGCCACATAACCAAGACGGTTCTTGAAGAAGAACACATCCTTGATCTTCTTGGTAACAAAGGAAGCCACGGGGTTCGTATCGTCATCCCCTACAAGCCTTTCAGCCCATGTAGCCTTGCTGAAGGTAAAGGTTCCATCAGCCTCCCTGACTAACTGGTGAGGCATGGTAGTGGCATCATACTCCTTATCTATCCCCGGAGCAGGAGCTTCACTCCATTTTCCTGAGCCACCAGTTCCATCATCAGCCACAAACTTAACCCAGTATTCATCCCCCTCCTCTTCGGGCGTGCCTTCTATTTTGATTAGGTAGTCATCTGGCCCTTCCACGGGTAGATCAACAAAGTTCTGAACAGTTCCCGTGCAGTTTTTGATAAAGTCTCCAGCCTTAGAATCCTCCACATCACAGGTGAAGGAAGATGAATCGTTCTTGACGATATGTAGGGTAGCTCCGTACTGCGTTACGGTGTATGTGCCTGAACCAATAGCGGTCGCAAGCTGCGTAGCGATATAAGACGGCTGGATTTCAGATATGGTATCAGAGGAACTGCTGTGCGAGTAAGTAGTGCCTCCTAAAGTAATTTTGTAGTCTACTGAGTAATCCCCCTGAGAGATGAACACCATAGCCTCTTCAACTGCTGCTGGGGTCTGTCCTGAGCCAGCGGCTACTGTTTTCGTCTTGTTAAGGACAAAGGTATAATCAGCAACAGTGAGACATTTAAGGTCTGTGGAGGGGGAAGAGGTTGTGATATAGCCTACCCCATCTGGAGTAGCGACAGTCTTTTCTGTGCCATCAATATCAAACACCTTGACGGTATTATTCTGGAATACCACCACATACCGCTCGGAGCTATCACGATTGATAGTGTGGACTTTGGTATCAGCCACACTCCCGTTGATTAACTTGGCTATGTGCTTGAGGGGAGGACGTTTGATTAACCCCTCAACAAGAGAAGAGTAGCCATTGACTTGTTCTTCTGCCTGAGAGCCATAACGGAGTCCATCGGCTTGCTGACTAACCCCACTAACAAGGTTAGGTATTGAGGTGGAAATTAATGACATAACTACCGCGCAATAACATTATAGGAGTCCAAATTATCAAAGATGGTGTAGTCAGCGGTATCGTCATCAAAGTCCTTCAGGGCAGCTTGAGCTGTAGCTTCATCTGCTGCTAGAATCCTTAGCATCTCAGGGGAGCCTACGACTCGATCTTGGAAGATACGGGAACTTCTGGTTGTGATATAGTACCGAGCTGGTTGTGGGAGATCAGTAAACGTAAGGAGGAACATGATTTCCCCCTTTAAGTCCTGCTCAAAAATGAATGTGTGGTTCTTCCGGTCATATAACTTGGAACCCCGCTGAACCACATCAATACTAGGGTAGTCTTGGTTCTTCACATCAAACCGGACACAGGTAGACGGTAATTCCAGTTCATTTGCTCCGGTTCTTGTGAGGGTGTAGTCCGGTTCTGTATTGAAATGCCAGCCTCTACTCTGCACATCCCTGTTTACTTCGTCCAAGATTTGCTTGGCGATACGGGCTTCTGCGTTGGTAGTGGTATCTAACTGGTTAACCGGAGCTTCACCGATGGCGGAGAGCATAGTGTTCACCGCTTCTAATTCGGTAGATAAAGTCAAGCTCATCGTTATGAAACCTACAATAAAGAACGGAGGTTGCAAGCCAGTTTATAGAATAAAGGGGAAGGAATGGATGAGGAACCCATAATGAACCCTTAGTCTATACAATGGACTTACAGCAACCTCCGTATGATTTAGGCTGTGGTTATTTCAACAGCAGCTTCAGGACGAAGGATGCCGTGACCCATAGCGTAGCGAGCTACGAACAGGGAACCTTGGAACTCAATCTTCCGCTCACTTTCGAGCTTCAGGTCAAGCAGCTTCACCGTACCGATAGCCGACTTCTGCCAGCATAGGATTTTGGTGTCACTGAAGTCGCCATGATAGGTGTTATCAGTAGAAACGCCTGTCTCAGCAGAAGCAATGTTCGTGCTTGGGACGTTGTTACTTGCGATAACCCGCATACCAGCGACTTTCACTACGTTACCTTCAACATAGCTACCCACAGCGTTGGCGTTACCAACAGCAGCGAGGTGCTGAACAAGGAGGTAGTATTCGGCTGGTTTCATCACGCAGAAACGATCATGCTGAGGAACATTCTTCTCATCGAGAGACTGGGCAGCATCATAGATCGCATCAGCAATCTCAGTGCCAGTATCCAGACCAGAAGCACCCTTAGCCAACACAGTGCCGCCATTACCACCAGTGATGGTAGTGGAGCCACGGGCTGCTAGAGCGAGTACCTGAGCAATCGTCTTGTCGAACTTGAGAGCCAACGCACGACCCAGCTCAGTCGTATAGATAGAGCGTACATCGTAGTGATTCATCGCTTCATCAAGCTGATAAATCATGGTGTTGGCAGTTAGCATCGAGTCGATAGCGATTACCTTCTCAGCGTGTTTAATCTGACTCAGGTAGCTATTACCACTGTCGAGAATATTCTCTCCAGCGACATGGTAAGCTGCCGAGGCGATTCCAGTTACGGGGAACTGAGCTGATTTGCCTTGTGAAATAGTCCGAACCGTATGAAGCGGCTTAAATACGTTATTAGTTTCAAACGTAGTTAGCACCTCACCAGCGAACTGTTTCAGGAACAAAGCGTCATAATCAGTCCCAGTATTATTAACAAGGCCAAGCCTTGAGGGAGTAGTTGCACTCATTTATTAACCTTTTTTCAGTTATTATATTGATGTCTCCAAACGTCAGTGCTTGGAAACGCTGGTTTGCACTGGCTATGTCGTCCACATCGCTAACGCCATACGAAGATTGTCTCCCGTAGGAGGTCTAAGGGCATTCAAACAATCGGTTTCGATATTTGCCTGAACAAATCTTAACTAGAAGTAAGTTAAGAAAGGGGAAACTGTCAAGGGGGAAACTCTACCGTTGAGATTCTAAGCGTCTCTCAAGCTCGTTAATGTAGAAGCCAAGCTCTTTAACTAAAGCAGTAGACTCAGGGTTCTCTGTTATCTGCTCCATCCCTGTCGGATGTTTTTCCGCTATCTCCTGAAACCCGTTCAGCTTCACGGTCATTCCGCAACCTACGCTCGCGAGCAGCGTCAATAGCACTAAGAACTTTTTGATTTTTTTCTTCAGCACGGGAGTTCGCCATCTGTGCAGTTTGAATATCCCCTAACCGCTCTATAGCTTCCAGAATCTTTGGCAGACTTTGGACGGCTTTAAGAGCGGTCAGGAGTTCTGCAATCACTTTTTAGCTGCGTATTCTTTCATGGCATCAACAATCCCCTGACCTCCGATATAAGCAGGGACGATAATAATCACCGCGCCTACTATTTGCTCGGTCAAGTTAGGTGACAGGTTTAGCCATTCAGTGGCAGCAACGGTCAAAAGACCACCAATAGCCATCCACAGTTTTCTGGATTTTAGTTTTTCTTTCATAATAATAGATTCCTTAAAGAATATCACTTACTGCCAGACGCTTCTGGACATCATCACGAAAAGCTGCGTCCTCCTTATAACGAGGATCACTCATCAACTCGATAAGCTCACCGTTGGAACGGATGGCTTTACCTTTGCCTCCACCCTTGGCATCCCCTGTGAGGAGATTAGGGGTAGAATTAGCCGCTTGGAAGCGAGCTTGGAGACCCATAACAGCTAGCTCTGCTGCACCTCCATCACCACCATCCATAGTCTTGTTGTAAGATTGAAGTTCAACCTCACTGAGGTTATCCCTAGCCCACTCTGTCATTTCAGCGTAGGCTTCCTGTCCTCCTACCTTGGATAAAATCTCATTCTCCTGAACAGAGCCAACCCTACCAAGGGCTTCCTGTCCTGCCATGTAACTCTCTACCAACTCCCGTGGGTAGCCCATTTCATTCAATTTATTGAAGCTATCCTCTGTAAGCTCGCCTTTTTCAGCGTACTCTTTAGTAAAAGGTTCAATCTTGGTCTGCCATTCGTCTACCTTGGTTGGCTCCTGCTCCCCTTCTTCAGATTCAGCAGCAGTCTCCTCCTCCTCCTCCTTGGGTTGCCCTAGCTTCCCTTCAAGTTCCTTGTAGGCACTGGCTAAGTCCTCTGCCGACTGGAACTTCTCAGGTAGCCACTCAGGACGATCAGCTTCTTCTTGGGGTTGGTTAGTTGTTTCCACAGAGGAAGCATTCTCTGGGTCTGCCATAGGCTGATTAGGTGCTTCCGAACCAGTGATTTCTGGTTGTACTTCGACAATATCACTCATTGTTTTCCTTCTTCTTAGTTAACCTCAAGCCCTAAATTAGGCTTCAGGAGGGGGTTCTTCGACGGGTATATCACCAGCTTGTTGAGCCATGCCTACATCCGTCATTGATTTGATTGCTGAGGGGCCGAGCTTCTCGGTCATCTGAGCCATCATCTGCTGTTGCTGTGCCTGTTGAGCCTCTGCTTGGACATCCTCATCGGAACGAATAAGTCCCTCAGTATCAATACCAAGTGAAGTAGCTCTACGGTTCAGGTAATCAGATACATTGACGTATTGCTGAATTGCCTCCGGGCCAAAGATTTGACCGACACCAGCTACGAACATATCCAATTTATTCAGATCATTACCACGACCAAGGGCTTCAACACCTGTGACGATCATGGGTTTAACAAGCTCACCCTTGGGCAGCTTGGGTAGCCTCTTCTCACTAGCCATGCGATCC